AATTCAAACTGTCCAGGATTATTCTGAAGGTATAATTAGACAAATAGCTGTATATGATACAAATACATATGCTAGTTCATTTATAACAGCATCACAAACTTATGCAACAGCAGTTGAAACTGATTCAAAACCATTGAGCGTAATTGTTCATGCTGATATGTCAGATTTAACATTGTCAACGTTGGCAAGTTTAAAAACTTTGGATAGTAAAAACGTTTCATTGGTTATTGGAGAAGATGCAAATTTTCACCAAACAGATTATGTTAATGCTACAACTTATAACTTAGGTCAAAAAGTTAACTTTAATGGAAAATGTTTTACTTGTATAAGTAAGTCAACTGGCAATATTCCTTACAACACATCTTACTGGAAAGAAGTTTGTATTAATTTACCAGATGTTCTTGGATATTCTGTAAGTACTTTAGGATTAACTTTAGGAACTGTTTCTGCATCAAAAGTTTCAGAAAATATTGGTTGGATTCAAGCTTTTAATTTAGCTTCAAGCAATTTTACAGAAGCAGCATTTGTAACAGGAGATTTATATTCAAACGTTTCAGCTTCATCAGAAAAAACATTATTTGATAATAACTATATTTTCATTAAGAATTTTGTTGGAATTTCTGGAGTTTATCATAATGACGGTTATACTGCAACATTAAGAACTTCTGATTATGTAACTATAGAGAATAACAGAACAATGGATAAAGCTACAAGAAATATTAGAGTAGCAATGTTACCATTATTAAATTCTCCAATTATTTTAAATGAAGATGGAGAAATTTCTGAAGGAACTATAGCTTATTTTGAAAACACATGTTCTGGTCCATTAGAATTTATGCAACGTAATCAAGAAATAAGTCAATTTGAAGTAAAAATAGACCCAGCACAATCAGTTTTAACGACTTCAAAAATAGTTGTATCTGTAAAAATAATTCCAATTGGAGTTGCTAGAGAGATAAGTATTAATATTGGCTTTGCAGTAAGTATAGGATAAATAAAAAATAAAACAATACGGGTTAATTATTAATCCGTATTTTGAAAAACAAATAATAAAATAAAAAAATAAACCATGGTACCATTAATAAACGGAAAAGCATACACATACTCACAAATTTCAGTAGTAATCGCAGGAAATCCTATTTTTGGAGTATCTTCTATTGATTATGAAGAAACACAATCTCACGAAAATGTATTCGGCGTAGGTGATAGACCAGTAGCGCGTGGCTCTGCTGCAATAGACGCAACTGCTTCAATTACAATTGGAATGAACGATATAGAAGCTATAAGAACAGGCGCACCAAATAAATCGCTTGTACAAATTGCACCTTTTGATATAATTTTAATTTTTGGAAATCCACAAAACGTTAGAACTCATGTACTTAAAAACTGCCAGTTCAAAAACGACGGAATTTCTGGAGCTCAAGGTGATACAAATTTAGAGAAATCTTTTGATTTAGTTATTTCTCATGTTGTATATAGTTAATCATTAACAAAAAACAAAAAAATGGAAAACGAAAAAAAAACAGAAGGACCAAAGAATTATGAAATTGTTGTTAAAACAGAAAATGAAGAATACAAATGCTTATTAAAAGAACCAGGGTTCAAAGAATACGCTGGAGCTTTACTTGCAATGACAACAATGGATGGAACAATGGATAAGATAACAGCAGGTAAGTTTATTATTGATACTTGTTGGATTGAAGGAGATAAGGAAATAAAGGATGCTGAGAAATATCCAAAAATTGTTGTAAGCGCAGCTTTAGATGCAGTATTATTAGTAAACGTTTATGATTCTGAGATAAAAAAAAAATAGAAAAATATTCTCTTAATAAAAATACAATCTCACATTTGCACTTAGTTGCGCTTGTGAGATTTTTTTATAAAGTGAACCCAGAAGATTTAACTTTGGAAGAATTTGGGAGATTATGTGCTGAACTAAAATACTTAAGTCAGATAGGTGCTGTAAATATAAAAATAGATTAAAAACATGGCAAAACAAGATATAAAATATGTAATTTCGATGCAAGATAAGATGTCTTCTAAGTTAAACACTTTAGATAAAAAGACTTCTAATTTTTCAAAAAATATAGGCAAATTAGGTATTGCAATGGGTGCTGTTTTTGCTGCTAAAGCTATACTTGGTGGAATGGGAAAAATGCTTGGTGCTTGGGATAAACAAGAACAAGCACTAGCTCAAGTTAGACAAGGTTTAATTTCAACAGGTGGAGTTGCTGGGAAAACAATGTCTAATTTAACTAAAGAAGCAAATGATTTTCAAAATAATTCTCTTTTTGGTGATGAAGATATACTTCAAAATGTCCAGGCGCAATTATTAACATTTACAAATATAGCTGGTAAAGAATTTTCTGATACATCTCAAGCGGTTTTAGATGTTACAACAAAATTATATGGAGCAAATGCTTCAGCTGAATCTTTACGTTCAACTTCTATTATGTTAGGAAAGGCATTAAATGACCCTACTGCAAATATGGGTGCTTTATCCAGAGCAGGAATACAATTTTCAATAGCACAAAAAGATGTAATAAAAGGTTTACAAAAATCAGGAAACTTAGCTGGAGCTCAAACTATTATATTAAAAGAATTAGAAAAACAATATGGTGGAGCAGCAAAAGCAGCAGCAGAAGCTGGAATGGGTGGATTTAAACAATTAGGAAATACTCTTGGAGATATTGGTGAAGCAATAGGTGGAAATATGGGTAGAGATTTAAATAAATTAATGCCTTTATTTAAAAAAATATCTTCTTCAATGAAAGAAATGAACGGAATAAGTTTGTCAAAAGAAATTGAAAAAGAAAAAGCAGGATTAAATGGATTGTTTATGTCTTTAATGGGTGCAACTGGGCAGGAAGAAAAAAGATTAAAAATAATAAAGAAATTAAAAAATGAATACCCAGATTTAATTAAAGGAGTAGATTTAGAAAAATCAACAAATGAAGAACTTTTAGTTATTTTAAAAGATATAAATAAACAATATACAAAAAAGATAGGATTAGCTTTATATAAAGAAGATATTGCTAAAGTTGAGAAAACTTTAAAAGTTTTCAGAGATGAACAAAAAAAGATTGAAGATATAGTAACTGGCCAGGTTAGTTTAATTCAATCACAAAAAGGTGATAAAAATTTAACAAAAAAAGATAAAGACCACTTAGCATCTTTATCAACCGAAGGAAGACTTGAATGGTTTATTTCAAAAACAAAAAAAATACAAGGAAAAGATGATTCAATTAATATTAGAAGATTAGGTGATTTAAAAACAGCTAAAGCTAATATAGCAAAAGAAGAACAAAAAATACTTAATATAAATAAAGAAATTGATAGAGTTGGGTTAGGAACTGATTTAAATAAGATACCTGGCGCAACTGAAGCTGATAAAATAAAAGGAAACATAACAAAAATAACATCAGCAGCACCAAAGATATTTAATATAAACATTGGAAATTTAGTAGAAGATTTTACAGTATCAACTGAAACTTTAACAGAATCAAGTTCTGAAATAAAAAAAGTTGTTTTAAACGCTTTAACTGATGCATTAAACGAAACACAAATAGTAGCAGGATATTAATATGAGCCAAATAGATGTAAATAGAAAAGATTTCAAGTTCGTAAATGAATTTGGTGGAAATGCAAATAATGGAAGATTTAGCAATTTTAATGATGTTAATTTTCTTGAAGAACGTAATTCTGTAAATTTTGTATTTCAAGATGCTGGCCTTTCTCAAGTTAAAGGTCAAATTTTTAGAGCAATATTAAAAGAAAAACCAGAAGTTTATACAGGACCACTAAGTATGTTTAATCTTCCTGTTTTTTCTTATATAAATTTTGGTATAACTGGGTTAAATGTTATCGTAGATAATGCTATACTTTCAGTATCAAAATCAAAACATATAAATAAAGAAACAGTAACATCACAAAAAAACTTAAATGTTTTAAAAAGTGAAGGAGATTATATGATTGAAATATCTGGGTTAATAACAAATGATGAAGCAAAAGATAAAAATTATCCAGAAAATAATGTTCGAGATTTTATAAAAATATTAAATTCACCAACAGAAGTATCTGTATATAATATTCTTCTTGAACAATTTAATATAAAAAATATAGTAATAACAGATTATACATTACCACAACAACGTTCAGTAGTTAACGTACAAGCTTTTACAATAAGTGCTCTATCTGATAAAATTGATAGTTTTGAAAATATTTATAAAGAAGTTGGAACAGAAATTACATTTGAAGATGAAAATGGAAATACAACAATTTATAATGCATAAATAATATGAGCAAAATAAATGTAGATAGAAAAGATTTTAAGTTCGTAAATGAATTAGATGTAAATAGAAATGATTTAAAGTTCACAAATGCATTTGGTGGAAATTCTAATAAAGGAAGATTCAGTAATTTTAATGATGTTAATTTTCTTGAAGAACGTAATTCTGTAAATTTTGTTTTTGTTGATTCTGTCCTTGCTCAAGTTAAAGGTCAAATTTTTAAAAAATTATTATCAGATGATTCAGAAGAAAATAATAGACAAGTTGTATATGGAGATTTCCCTGGACTTGAATCAAAGAATAGATTAAGTTTTATTAAAAATGAATTCGCTAATTCTTTATTTGATATAGAAACTATAAATGAAAATTTAGATATAGATACTGCAATAATTACAGTTAAAGGTTCCAAAAATATAATTACAACAAATTATGAAGATAGAAAAGGAACATTTAAAGAATTTGTTAATTATCATGATTATATTACAAATATAGAAGGCTTAATAACAAATAAAAACTTAAAAAATATATATCCAGAAGCAGAAGTTCTAAAATTAATTAAATATTGTAATTTACCTTTTGCATTAAAAATAGAAAATTATTATTTAAATAACTTTTTTGGAATAAAAGAAATAACAATTAATAATTTTAAATTAAATCAAAGGGTTGCAAAACAAAATACTCAAGCTTTTAGAATTACAGCTTTTGCAGATGATTTTACTGCGAAAAGAAAAGATTTAAGATGGTATACAAGCGAATAATATGAAAAAATTAGAATTAAATATAAAGATAAAAATTAGTGCAAGTTTATATGAAAATATAAGTTTTGTTATTCATTCTGAATTAAATAGTAGCTGGGATTATATTACTGATACTTTTAATTTTACTATTCCAAATTATACAAATAAAATATATAGTAACTATACTTATGAAAATAAATCAAGTTATTATTCTCAAGAAAATATAAATGATTATATTGGAAAAGAAATAGAAGTAAAAATAGGTTATGAAAATCCAGAAAACGAAAATGAAACAAAAACAGGAGAAGATTTAACTACAATATTTGAAGGTTATATAGCTAGTGTTAAAGCTGATGATGTTATTAGTTTTAAATGTGAAGACGCAATGTGGCTTTTAAAACAAAAACAAGTACTTGCTTATTATGAAACAGAGGCTACTGCAAAAGAATTAATTAAAACTATTGTAGAAGATGAAGTTGAATATCAAGTTGTTGATACTGGTTCTTTAGGTATTTTTAAAATAGATAATGCTTCAGTTGCTTCTGTAATAAATACATTAGTTTCTAATTATAGTTTAAAAAGTTGGATTCGAGATAAAAAATTATATGTAGGTATGCCAGTTCGAAATACAAAAGCAGATGTTCATGATTTTTATATTAATGGAGAAAATTGTAACATAAGTTCAAATAATTTAGAATATAAAAAAATTGATGATTTTAAACTAAATATAAAAGGAGAAAACAAAAGCTCTTCTGATAATACTTCTTCTGTAAAATATTGTTTTTATAGATATAATTCTGGAACAAATACTTATGATATAGTTATTGATACAACTTCAGAATATGTATCAAACAGACAGTTTACTAAAGTAGATATGGACGATGATGAATTTGAAAGAGAATTAAAAGAATATTTAAAAATAATAGTTTATGAAGGTTATTTTGGAAGTTTTGAAACAAATGGATTAATATTAGTAAAACATGGAGATATTGTAAATTTATATAATAAAGAAACTCCAGACAAAAATGGTGAATATTTTATAAGAAGTGTTAATACAAAATTTGGAATTGACGGAATTAAGCAAAGAATAGAATTGTTTGCAAAGAATGCATAAATAAAAACAAAACTATTTATACAAAACAACAATATTACATGGGAAGAATTAGAGAAACTTTAAAAGAATTACTAAAATCAATTAATGAAGAAGAAAAAATTGGTGGAAATATATTTTATTCAGTTTTAGGAACCGTTAAAAGTATAGATTCTGAAACAGATAAAGTTACAGTAACACCTAATGATGGTGGAGCTGAAATTAAAGATATAAATATACTTTTAGATGCTGAAACTCCTGTAAATGGAATTGTTACAGTTCCAGCAATTGGTTCTGCAGTGATTGTTACAGTATTAGGTAGTTTATCATTTATCACTTCTTTAACTGAATTGACTTCAATTGATATAGTTGTTCCAGATATGACAATAGACGTTGATACTGAATTAGATATAGATTCTGATTTAATAAAGTTTAACGGCGGTGAGCAGGATGGGATGGTCTTAATTAATGATTTACTTACTAAAATTAACAGATTAGAAGATAAATTAAAAGGACATCAACATGGGTATATACCATATCCAGGTGGCGTAGCAGGACCACCAGTTCCTACAACTCCTGCAACTGCAGCTGCACCACCTGATACTACTCTTGTATTTACAAATACAACGAAAGCAAATTTAGAAAACACAAAAATAAAACAATAACAATATGATACAAACAGGATTAGCATTAGATACAGATTTAGAATTAAGATTCGATGACGGAGATTTTAAGATTGAAGATTCTTCTAATCAAGAGATACAATTGTTAATTAAAGCGCAAAAAGGACAATTTTACCAATGGCCAACAACTGGTTTTGGGATAGATAGTTATAGAAATGCTTCTGTTAATAAAGATATAATAAAATCAGATTTAAAACAAGAATTACAAAATGACAACTTTACTGTTGAAGAAATTGTAGTTGGCGGAGATATAGACCAATTATTAATTTCAGTAACTGCAGAAAGAAATAAATAAACAATGAAGAAATTTGAAGCAAAATATGGACAATCAATTTTTGACGTATGCATTGAGCAGTATGGCACAATTGAAAATTTGTTCTTTCTTATTGAAGATAATGACTTGAATATAAATTCAGCTATTACATCAAATCAACAATTAATTGTAAGTGATGAAAATAAGTTTAAATTTTATAAAAAAAGTCCAAAAGTTAAAGTAACAAATTCTTCGAAACAAATTAAACGTTTTACTGCAGGAATTAGTCAAAATTTATTTGATATATGTTTAAATGAACACGGCACAATTGAAAATTTGTTCTCATTTTTAAATGATAATAATCTATCGCCAAACTCAAATTTAAATGCAAATCAGCAATTAATAAAAAGTGTTGATAATTTAGAAGTTGGAGATAAAGTTATTAAAAATTATATAATAATGAATAATTTAAAATATGCAAACAAAGCAACAACAATAGCAATAGGTGGTGATTACAGTACTGGAGATTACAATAATGATTATTATAAATAAAAAATAAATATGGCACAAAAGACAAATACAGAATTAAAAGCATATAATGATGCAAATATAGACACAAATGGAGCAAACGCAATAA